TATTGGCATATTATATTTATTACTTGTTTTTTTCTTTTATTACAACGGAGCATCAGTACATGGATTTCCCACATAATTTGCGTCTCCAAATTCAACTGTAAAGCTAGTTGATAAATTTTGAGGAGACAAGTTGCATTGACCACCACTTATTCTTGTGCTTAAAACTTTATATTCTCCAGGTGTATCAAAAATCTTTTCTATAAAAACAGTATCATTAACACCTACTTGCAATGTTTCATTATACACAGTAAATCCACTAGAGTCTACAGCTTGGCTCCAACTGCCAGACCCAATAGGCTTATGTTGAATCGTAAATCCAATAATATCATCATCTTGTCCAGCGCTCCCGCCTACATTTGTTAGAGTTGGTTTTATGAATAAAGCCCCTTGTAATAAAGCTCCGGTTGTGTTATCTACAGGTGTTATACCTGGAGGAATTACACTTGTAGGGTTGCGCGCAAGAACATTATATACATCTGATTGATTTACTCCAGGGTATGTAACTGTAAATCCATCATTTGTAACAGATTCAGCTTGTTCGTTTACCTCTATAGCATCATTAAAAAACTGAACCCTAAGAGCACTTTCGCACCTAGTGGTTAAACCGGCTTGCCACCCCTCACATAAAGCTTTGTTTACTCTAGGGTTCCCAACCTGAAAAGTCAAAGTTGCTGTATCTGATAAGCCGTTTCCGTTAAGATCAGTTACTTTTATACCTACATTATAAAGGGTGTTATCAATTAATTCTTCTGTAGAAGTTAAATCACCTGTATTTTCGTTTATAGAAAAATCCGTTCTAATCGGATCTAACGACCACTTTAACTCTTCCGTATTAACACTTGTATTGGCGCTGCCGTTTACAGCTGTTAATGTATCTATTATAACTTGGTTCGCTTGTGTCGTTACGCCTGTAGGCTGAGCGAATGAGCCTATTACAGGAGCTGAGTTCTTTAAGGATATATTCGGCAATGTTATGGAGTCGTCAAAATCTCCTGCTCCACTTGTATAACTCGTGTTAGCGGTTATAATGTATACACCTGAGCCTGAAGTATCAACATCTGTGTTATAAAAAAACGTAGTGTTAGTTTTAATTTCAAAGTTTTGGCCATTTGGTGTTATCGTAAAAGGAAGGTTATTAGGATCAAAAGCATTTCCGTCCGCGTCTATTATACTTATACTGTTTATAGTAACAAGAGAAGCATTTATTTCGGTTCCAGCTCCGTCTTTAAATTTAAAAGGCGTTCCTACTATAGTTGGATTTGTTACATTTTCAAAAAATTCAGCGGCCACAAAGTTAGAACTTGTCAACCCTCCATACTGGGAATCAACCAAAGCATTTAATTCTGCTAAATTTCCGGATAATGATGTTTCCCAAAATATATCCAACAAAGATTCAACCGGGTTTGTTTCAGCTACTGATAAAAAAGGTACCATAGAAAATACAGGACGAGTAGGAGGTGAAGGCGGGGCGTTTACAGAAAAGGTAGTAACATAAGCACCTACCGGATTGTTTATATTTTCAGATTGATTACCCTTCATAACAAAAGGGTTTGAATCTGCACTGTATAAAGGAGCGTCTGGCCCTGTTGTACCCCATGGTATTCTACCCGTAGGTTCTGGAACTTCATTAACAGTATCCACACCGCTAGTGGCATCACCAGGGGTATTATAGGTATAAGTTTGTAATATAGCAGACTCACCGTATTCTCCACTCACAGCATTTGGTTTAAAAGGTATGGCTTGTATTTCCATATCTCTCACTGTAGCTATTTGTATAACTTCTTGTTCTATACCTGATGGATAGTACTGAGCGTTCCAAGCTTTAGTTTTCGGATACACAGCTCCGCTTTTATTATTTATAAGCGGATTGTTAACTCTAATATTTAAGCTTTCATCACTTCCATAGTCTCTATCATTGGGTCCTACTTCTTTTAGATTTCTAGGTATCTTGTTTACGTTGTCGCCTAAAAGAGTTGTGAAAAAACTTTTGTTTCTTTCGTTATTTTGAGTTACAGGATATCCATTCACAAACCCAGGTAAATAAACATTATAGTATTCTTGCTCTGTCTGTTTTACAACTATTTTATAAGAGTACCATCCAAGTGGATTATCTGCAGAGTAAATACCAGGTGTGCCTAAAGCCGGGTTGTAAGTTGATTGCACCGCTTTATTTAAAGTAACAACTAAAGCATCTCCTAACCAATCTAAAATTGTGTTAGATGTTTGGTCAGCTAAGCTGTTGTAAGGATGAAAAACAGTAGACCCTGATATACCAGGAACATTATCATAAGATGATAAAATTACATCTGATTGTCTTCCATATCTATCTGAAAGCACAAAGCCTACTTGATATGTTCTATTTTGTTTTAATTGATGTTTTGGGTATTGTGTATAATTGTCAAACTTTGTAGATTTATTACTGGTATTTGCGCTAAAATCTATTGAGTTAGGCCCTGTGTGTCTGTCTAAATAATTTCCATAAACAATTCTATTACCTATAACTTCCTGAGCTAGCGCTCTTACGGGAACCCTATCAGATACTCTTGTTACTTGATTATTAGGTAATGTTTTATAGGGCTTTGTAGAACTGTAGTCATAGTCTAAAAAGTATTTAGTGTTTATACCGTGGATAGCATCGTGAAAAGCTATTGAAGAAAAAGTAGGAGACGGATTAGCCATCTCAACAGTGTCAAGCACTTTTACAGCTAACGCGTCCGATTCCTTATATAATATATCGATGTCAGTTATCTTGAAGCTGCTCGTTAAACCTGCCGCTGTACTCGACATTACAGGTATTTTTAAAAGTATATTGTTTATGTTATTTTCAAACCACGTTATAATGGTAGATTTGTAAGCATCATCCATATCTTCTGTAGGAGACAATAAACCTCCGCCGAATTGACTATATTGTTTTGGTATAAACATAGGTTGGCTAAAAGGCGCCATTAAAGAGTATTCGTTATCTTCAAATTTAAACCTATAACTAAACCTTACAAATTTATCTTCTAAAAAATTATCATCACCTTTCCAATTAGCGTCATAATCAGGATTATCACTTATACTAATAAAGCTTCCGTCTGCTATAGAAGTAGTCTTATTTAGCGTTACAGTAATGGATTGCTTTAGAGTGGCCGCATCATTGTCTACAACAGTAACACTAGCTACTCTCGTGTCGGCAGGTATTCCTGAAGTTGTAGAAGTTACTAAATCGCCTACTTTAGGTATACCGTTATTTCCGTTATATAAAAAATCTACATCACTAGGTAAAGCGGATTTTATTGTATAAGTTTTGCTCAGTCCAGTTCCAGCAATAGTTGCGTTGCCAGAGGAATGATTAAACATAAATAAATCCTTCTTATTAGTCATAGAAGGTCTACTGAAATCCAAAGGAGTAGTGTTTATTATAGTTACAGGCTTAGATAATGTTAGCGTGTTCGCTACAGGTATTCCTACGACTGTAACTAATTCCAATATTTGCTGAGCACCTAGCTTTACTTTATCAGTAACAATATCACCTACTTTTATACCAGTAGAGCTGGTTACAACTATGGTAGCAGAAGATGTCACGGATCCATTTAAAGTTGTTTGAACTCTTTCTATAGCTAGTATTGGCTCAAAGGGAGCATATTTTGCTACAGATATTTGATCTTCTGTTGTGTAATGTGATGAATTGCTAGTAGCGAGAGCTACGTTTATTTTTCTTGGCTGGTTTAAATTGTCTGTCCAAAATAATTGATTTTCAATTAAATTTATACCGGTTATTATATAACCTTGATTAAAATTTAAAAAACTACCTTGAACCAGTACTAATGGAGGGTTTGTAGAAGACAAATCAACACTTACTATGTAGCACTTAGCAGTACCTGGCGCTCTAGTTTCATCGCCTGGATTCCAATCAGTAGCCATAAAATAAGCCATGCTTGAATTGTCATCAATGAATTTACCTATAATTTCAGTATTAGCTGGAGCAGCTGGGTTTAAATCACCTAGACTTGATATTTTTATATTACCTAAAACGTTTTCAAATTCACCTACAGTAGAACCTTCTGATCTACTTATAGATAAATTTCTAGCTTCCCTGTATTCACCGTTAGGTACAATACGGGAGTCAAGATCTTGATTCATTTTTCCCTTAAGAAAAGTGTTTTTTATTTCAGCCATTTAATTCTAATGTTTAATCCATTTAGATTTACCTCTCATTACTTGAACTATTTCATCAAGCTTAATGTTAGATAATCTTATTTTAGCATTTCTTAATTTAGCGCTTCTATCTTGTTTTAATCTTCTAACTATATATTCAGGTTGGTTTATTCTAGAAGCTACGATAGCGTGGCTTATATGAGCATATAGAGCTTCCTCTGCCATCTTTGGTATTCTAGTATCCATATCATAAGCTAAACCGTCTGAAATGTATTCTAAAACAATTAACTTATTAGCTAGATTGCTTGAAAAAGACATTTTACCTTCCCTGTCATTTATAGTAAACCAACCGTTTGCTTGAGAATATTGCGGATCCATACCATACATTTGGCCATACCCATATCCTCTACCTAAAAGCTCGTCTCTGTTATATCCGAAAAGATCTTCATTTATCACCGGATCGCTAGCCCACCTGTCTTCTGTTATCGATGTACCTTGTATGTTGTTCCCAAAACTATCTTGTATTGGTATACCCAGACTATCTTGTGTTGGAGTACTGTATGGGTTTATGGTTAAATTGTTTGCGGGATAAATAGGCCTTTTAATTCCTAACTTGTCTATCCAAGAAACTTTAACGTAGTTTACATAGTCCTGAGGTATAACTACACTAAGCCCTGGAGGTATAGTTAATTCTTGAGACTTTATGCTCTTTAAAGTGTCGTAACTAAATTCTTGTAAACCTCTTTTAGCGTGAAATATAATATCTGTTCTTTTACAGCTAGGTATTAATTTACCTGTTCCCACGTAGGCTATTTGAAAGTTATTAATTAATTCATCTAATTTAATATAAGAGTAGCTATCATAGTTGTTTTCTACTGCTTGACCAAATGCGTCCTTGTTGCCATAATTACCTCCGTTTGTAGATTTTAATTGAACAACAACATTGGTGTTTAAAACTAAGTTAGCAGCTATTTCAATTTCATTACCAGTTACCGTATAAGGTGATACGTATTCCGTATATGTTAATGATCCAGCTGGAGCTGTGTATAATTTAAAATTGTTTAAAGCATAATTAACCTGCAAAGGATCGTAGCTACCAAAAACTAAATTAGTATCAAAAGTAGTTGTAAATTTTTGATTTGTTCCTGCAGCAGATACAAATTGCTGAGAACCTGCATAATACTGTTGATTATTTTCAGTGATTAAACCCATGGTTTATTATGATTTTTCGTTAATGTCTTCTTGTTGAACTTGTTGAGATGCTACTTGTATTATAGTAGGGTCCTGTATTATAACTCCAGAGTACACAAGTATACCGCTTATTAAATCTACCTGCTCTGAGGTATGCAATTCAAAGTTTGTAGAGGATGATGGGTCATATAAGAACTGACCTAAAGATCCAATAGAGTATCCCCATTGTACTTGACTAGGTTTCTTTATATAGGAAACCTGTACATTTGAAGTAATAGATGTAGGAAATAATTCTATTTTGTTATTTTCATATAAGAACACCGGTTGAGAAGTTGTAGGTGCTATTAGCGGTGCTTTCTTTATTTTATACCATTCATTTCTATCTACCATTTGAGCCTCTACTGTGTCATTGTATATAACGGTACCTAGTCTATAAAAATCTGATGGATACAACTCTGCAACTATAACCTCATTAATAGCAGGCGCCGTAACAAAAACTATATTATTCGATGTTGTATTAAACGAGTACTGTGCCGGAGAAGTTTGCAGTACCCCGTTTTTATACACCTTAATTACAGCTTCTTGTGATTGAGATGCTGACCAATTAGTTACGTTATATATTTTATTTGTAGCAGGGTTTGGCAAAGCTGGCACTGTAAATGTTTGTGTAGTGGTAGCAGCGGTCGCTGTTGTAGGTAAGTTAAAATAAGGAGCGCTGTACGTAGCAGGCCCTATTCTTTTAAATATATCGATTTTTTCATCAATATTTTTTACTCTATTGGCATATTCGCTATCGTTTTCCGGTATACGAAGCTGTTGATTTAAGTCGCTCATATATTTTTCAAATATACCTAACTGCACTTGATTACCTACTTTACTAAACTCGTCAGGTGTTATATAACCTCTTTGTTGTTGATTGAGTATTAATAAGACAGTTTTATAAACTAAATCTACGTTTATAGCCATTATTTTGTTTTTTTGTTATAATATGACCGACCACTTAGAGTAGCCGGCCTATATTAATGATTACATGTTAATTTAAGTTTTTCTCTACAGATCTGAAAACTTCAACACCTTCATCGGTTTTAAAGTAAGCTGCCATTGCAGAGTAAGGATTTTCATCAAAAGGAATTGTCATTAGCTTCCTTCCGTTGGAACCCCAGGTAAATGTTCTTTGATCTTGTGATAAAATTATAATACCAAGCTCTGTAGCTCTAATAGCTACGTTTCTTAGCTGTACGTTTTCATCATTTGCTAAGTCTATAAATAGTGCTGCGTTGTTTTTAGCAAACAACATCAAGTCTCTTTTTAACTCCTTAGAGCTCATATTGCTAACTTTAGAACCTAATTCAACTCTTAGTATAGCTTCAGCTTGATCAATATCCATTTCTCTAGCGGCATTCAAAGCATCAATTTGCATATCTAGTATGTCTAATTCGTCTTCAGCTTCTTCAACAGCACTAAATTCTTGGTATATTTTATCTTTTAAAGGATGATATAGGGATAACAATTTTTGTAGATTTTGCTTTTCCTTAGGTACGGTTAATGTGCCGTCAAGAAATCTTATGTGCCCCATAGTGCATTCTCCTTTTTGCTCATCAACAAGAGGAGATTCTTGGTTTGTAGCATATCTTATCTCTCTTTGCTTTCCAGATTTTATGTCAAAATAAAGTAAAGCATGCTTTCTAGTATGCCTACCTGGTATAGTTAGAGTCAAAGGGGATTTATTACCTTTTAAAAAATATACTCTATCTTTTATTTCCCAACTTGGTTTTGTTGGTTCTACTTTTGGAGCGGCTTTAGCCACTTCTTTTTGCTGAGGAGCAACCTCAACTTTCTTTGCTGGTGCTTTTTTTGCAGCCATAATATAATATAATTAAATAGTTTGTAAGTGTGACAATAGCTAGTATATAATAATAGTAGTAGGCTATCGTCGTATAAAAGTAATAATTACCCCCGTAGTTATTACGAGGGCAATATTACATTAATTTGAATCCTTAGATTCCTTTGAATAATACAAAGTTGTTAGCACCTTGAGTTACTAAACATCTTTCAGATAGGAAGTTTACTTGCATTGCATCTAAATCAGATGTTGCAGCGCCTCCAGCTGAACCAGTTAACCAAGACTTCATTCTTCTATCATCAGATTGAGAAGCTCTATATCTTACATGTAAGAAAGGTCTTCTGATGTTAGTTCCTAAAATTTGGTCATATACTGTAGAAGTTCCAGCAGGTACTAATACACCTTCGATAGAGCTAATACCATCAACACCTCCACGAGTAGAAGCATCGTTTAAGTATTTCCAGTCAGTCTTATAGAAGTCATAAGAACCTCTTCTGAATCCAGAGAAACCTAAGTTCAATGCCATTTCTTCAGAGTTTTCAAATAATCCATAAGCAGTACCACCTTGAGCACCTCCAGAGATTGCAGCTAACATGTCATCAAAATCTAAAGACGTTTGTCTTTGTAAGAATAGCATGTTTTCTTCAATTGCTCCTTGAGTATCTAGGTTTTTCAAGATAGCATCAAATTCGTCAAGTCCAGCAGCAGCAGTAAATCCTACTTCTACGTTTCCACGAGTTTGAATAGCTGAGAATAAACCTTGCGTTCCAGGTAATCCAGCAGCAGCATTTACACCTGCAGCAATCTGGTTGTACTCACCTTCTACCATAGACATTTCTAAATAGTCTTCAAAACGTAATCTTGTTTCAGATTCAGCTTTTAAGTACCATAAATATCCAGATGTTCCGTCTTCAGTAGCAACTTCTACCCAACCGATTTGAGCCATATCAGAACCTGATACTTGGTATTGGCTTCTAATAATAATAGGAGAGTTAGAATACTGAGTTAACTGAGGGTCAACGCTGATACGAGCAGCTGAATTTCCAGATCCAGCACCTAAGCTAGTTCCTTTCGTGTAAGCAGATCCATATACAAATACTTTTAAACCAGGTATTGCTCCTACAGCTGTAGCCCCTGCTACAAACTGAGTAACCAATCCAGCTCCGTTAAAAGGTGCAACTGTAAAGTTTCCACCAGCTCCAGGTACAGTAGCTGTTACGATAGCTTTTACTTCAACTCCTGTTACAGGATTTAAAAGTACAACAGTATCGTTAATAGATACAACATTGTTTACATTAGCCGCAACAGTAATTACGTTAGTAGTACCAACGTTAGCTGCGATACCTATACCTTGATAAGATATATGTAATCTGTTTTGTTCAGACCAAATTACTTGATCAGAAGTCATTGGCATTTCAGCGCCAACCATTTTTAAGAATCCAGATAACGTTCTGTTTCCATAACGCTCTACTTCTTGTTCATAAATTTCCGGCAAATATTGTTGCGCGAAAGTTGCTCCACCAGCACCAGCTGCGTTAAATTGCAGATAGTTTGTAGATAACAACTGTTGTGTTTGAGATGGTATTAAGCTACCAAATTGAGGAGTTAAACTCATAATAATTGTTTTTTAGTTAAATTTTTTAATTTTTAGTTTTGAAGAATCAGAGCCACTAGTTACAGACTTAACTTTTAAACCATTAATAAAACCATTTACCGGTCTTGCTTGCGTGCTAGGGTTTTTGGATTTACCTATAATTTCTTTGGTAGCATCCGATTTACCTTGCTCGTAAAAATGATTAATAATTTTATCCGCATTAGTAGCTGTAAAAATAGCTTTGTGATAACCCTGAGGATCAGTTACATTACCTTTCTTGTCTAAGTACTTACTTACAAAATTGTTAATGCTTGATTGCTCAGATGCTATCTTAGCAGGATCTTGAACTCCATACCTAAACTTTTTATCACTGACTGTAAAATCAAAACCTTTGAAATCTTCAGCGAAATATTTATTAGTTTTGGACATAAAATCCTCATGCTGTTGTTGCGCTACTTTAGCGTCTTCGTTGTATCGGTTGAAAAAATCTGTTGCTTTTTGTTGTTCCTGAGTTACGCCGGGTCTCAACTTGATTTCGTCGTAGTATTTACTCTTGGTTTCCTCTAAAAAGTTTCTAGCTTTTGCAACTTCTTCTTTAAACGCAAGTTTCTTTTTGCGTATATCTCTTTCCTCATCTATATCTTCGTCGTAATCGTAATCTTCTAACATTAGATTAACGTCTTCTGATTCTAAATAAGGTTTTGTTTTTTTATAATACTGTTTTAATAATGCTTTGTCGTCAACGCTTGAATAATCCGCGTTTAGTCTAGTATAGTCCTCTATTGTCCCGCCTGTTTCTTCCATAAAAGCAACAAGCTTTTCTATGTTTTCCGGCAAAACTCTTTGCTCAGCTACTTGCTTATGCTCTTCAACTGCTTTTTGTAATTCATCATTTAGTGGCGCATCATCATCCTCTTCAATTAATTGTATAGGTGAATTTATTCCTTCTTCGGACTTCCGTACTTCTTTAGCCACTTCTTCGCCGTCTGCACTGTTTTTTGATTCTTTGATAGCAGCATCGCTATCATCTGTCTTTTGTGTTTGAATGGCATTTGGATCTTGATTTAATTCATCTTTTGGGATTACCACTTTTGTAACAGCATCAGGCACGTCCACCAAAGGTTCCTTGATGCTAACTTTAACTGTTGCTTGCTCTTTGTTCGCTAATTGTTTTGGCTTTTTTGCTTTTCCTTTTAAGCTAAAATCGCCTTCTTGTTTTACTTCTGACATAATATAATATAATTAAATAGTTGTTTGTAATTCTAACTAGGGCCAAACTCTTCTAAACCAAATCCACCTAAAACATCATTTCCAGATGACTCGAAATTTTTAGGTAATCCTTCTGTTTGTCTTTGGTTAATTAATTCAGATTGCTGTGTTCCTTGTAGTTTTATTCTTTGATCTTTTCGATCTTCAATTTCTTGTTCTTTTGCTTTTGTTGCACCCATCTGAGCCTGAGCTAGTTGTATATTGTAATTAAACTCTTCAGCCATTAACTCTCTTTTTATTTGAGCTTCTGTTTGCATACGTTGTATTTCAAACTGCGACTTAGCTTGCTCTATGCTTACTTTCTCTTGAGTTAGCGCTTGTTGTTTCTGCACTTCAGCCATAGCCGCTTTTTCGGCAGCTTCCGCGTTTGCTTGTGCTTGAGCTTGTATATTTGCTTGCTGTTGCTCTTGTTCTCTTTTTATCTTTTGCGTTTGCCTAAGTTTTAAAAATTGATTAGCAAGTTTTAGATTTTTTATTTGTCGAATATCGATAGCATCGGATAAAGCAATTGCTCCTGTTTGTAGAGCCATTTGTATATTCTGTTCTAAAACAGCCTTTTCTTCATCTTCAGGTTCTAAATCTAAGTATATACCGAAGTCGTGTATTTGCAGATTTATTAATTCTTCTAAAGTTTTAGCGTTAAATGTACTAATAGCATTTGTCAATGCGTTTTCGTTTAGAGGATTTTGCAATACGTCTGCAACTTTTAAACTAATGTTTTCGCAAGTTCTAACAGTAATATATAGTAAAGAATCTAGTAAATGCTTAGTAGCAATATTAGATGCGTTAGCGGCCATCTTTTGCAATCCTACAAGTGAATCTTTAGCAGGTGCGCTACCATCTCTTGCTTCATTTAATCCCGTAACATCGCGAATCATTTGTAAATAGTACTGATATGTACCAATTAAACTTTGTATTTTAGCTTGACCTGATGATGTTGATAACTCTTGTACTGGTACTTTACCTCTATTTAATTCACCGTCTTGAGTTAATGATCTACCTACGATGGAACCAGTTTGAAAATACATATTTAATGCTTCAGCTGGATTGTAATTTGTACCGTTACCTAAATCAACTTCGGCTAAGCCGTCCATATCTAAAAATACACCGTCTGGTACTATTCTAGACATTACTTGTTGCAGTTTAAGATGCGTTAATTGAATCATATCTGCAAAGCCTGTTATTTTACTAACTATTGATTCTATGCGTCCCTTATACATTCTAGGTGCTGATATACAGTAATTCATCATTACTTTTGTAGTGTCAGCTGTTGGCCTTGTCATATTTTCAGCCATTTTCCACTCTAATAAGTGATCTGTACCAAGAACCTTTGCTCCGGTGTATAACACCTCTATAGTCCTAGATACTCTTTCAAAATTATCGTTTTCAGGCGGATTAAATGTATCAGGTTTTGCTAATGCTTTTTCCAGCCCTTGGTCTGTCTTTTTTATTTTAAACACCTGGTCCATGTAAGTTTTGTATTCAAAATACATTACCTGCACAGTGTTTTCATCATAATTACCCCATCCTGTTACGTATTGTCTATTATTAGGAGTTTCTTGTATTCTTCTTAATTCATCATCCGATATATTCGGAAATTCTTTTTTAAGTTCAGGTAAAGATATAGACTTTACTTCACCTACATAATATATGTCTTCAAAGTTAGGATCTTCGGTATATGAATAAACCATATTAGCAGGGTCTACATATTCAGTAATAATACCCTCTGCTTTATTAAACCTAGTTTTATTAGCTCCAATACCAATAGTAGTTAAATCGTACGCTACTCTTTTCTTAATTTCGTCGTATTTATTAAAACTTAAAACATTGTTTATAACCTCTTCTTCTGCTATTTCTACATTTTGTTTGTAAGTCATCTGCAAATGAACATCCAATTCTTCTCTGCTTTCTGGTAAAGCTTCCATGTCTCCAGTTAAAGAAAAGTCCATGCCAATATTCTCTTTAATGTTTACTAAAGCTTGCTTAGTATTCATATCTTGTTCTACGGCAGCAGCGTAATCAGTTCTGCTTTTTACAGAAAAAGGGTCTTGAGCAAAAGCTGTTATATCGTATGATTTATTAGACATACCGTTTACTACAATATCTACAAACTTTGCTATTACCGCAACAGGCTTCCAATCTAAATTAAGATATGACAAATCACCGTTTATAGATAACTCATCTTTGTATTTCTGCACGGGCTGTTCACCTCTTGCATATAATCTAAGTGAATGAAAATTGTTCCAATTTGTTAAGTATCTATTACCTCCAGATCTACCTTGGTTAAACCATTCTTGCTCAATAGCTTGAGAAACCTGTAGACCGTAATCTCTACTTGCTTTTACCTCATTGCTTTCAATTTGGCTAGGAAATGCACTGTTAGTGTTTGTGTATATTTTCATTTATTTTATTATTTTAGACAAAGAACCTCTATTGTCAAACTTTTTAAATCCTAAATTGTAAATTTTTTTATGTACAGGACTGTTTGGTGCGTATAAATTTTTATTGCAAGCCATTATAGCCAACCCTGAGCTTATAGATGCATCATGCTTCGTTCTGTTATTTATATTAAACTTAGCCCAATCTTCAAGTGTTCTTTGAAAATACATATCACCGTAGCCTTCTTTGTTTTGGCCTACAAAAGTTTCTATGTATGTTTCTATAGCTGCGGCATGAGCCTGTTTAATGTCTTCACTTGAATTAGGAATTCCACCTATCTCTCTTTCGGTTATCGATAATTTATTGTACTTCTTGTCAGGTCTATTCATAGAGTAACCCCTGTAGCCTCTTCTTTTAAAATGATAAAGCAATCTAGGCTTATTGTTTTCTGCTAATATTGGCATACCGTAAAATACGCAAGCCATTAATACATCTTCAAAAAACATTTCAGCTGTTTGCGGTCTAGCTATATATTCTAAAAAGAATCTATTAGGCGGAACATCTTCCATACTAAACTTAGTTAAACCATGTAAGGCTCCGTTAGACCCTCTATTATCTACTGTACCTGATATATCATAACTATCGCATCCAAATGCGCCGCAGTGTTCATTACCAGGATATCTTGTATTACCTTTTGTTATTACTCTGTTTTGTAATTCAACCGGAGGAACCCACGTAATTTTAAATCTACCATTTTTGTTAGGCATAAATAAAACCTTAGAATCTTTTACACCGTTTTCCCATTGAAAGCTTCCTGTAGTTACTATCGAGCTATTTCTTAGATCCTCATTGTAATCTACTTGTTCGTATATTTTAGTAAGATTAAACAGTGACTGCTTTGTTTCATCTCTAAAAGCATGTTGCTCTGTTCTTGGAAACTGACGATAGTATTCATTTAAGCCGTCTTGATCACTCTTTAAGCCGTCAACTTCATTTTGCCAATAATCGATAACTCCTTGATCTATTAGATCCCCTTGTGGTCCCTCAATTGCCTCTTTCGGCGTGTTGAATACAGGAAATCCATAAGAATCAATGTATCCTTCGTAGTTCCATTCCATAGGTATGAACAAACTATAGAGTCCTGAACGAGTCTGTCCATTGGCGTTTCTTTTTTCGACATCTGAATCATAATAAAGTTTTTTAAAATTCTCTCCTCCTTTGTCTAAAGCATTTGACGTTGAACCCATCATACACTTACCTATAATTCTAGAACCTAATCTTAAACAAGTTTTAGTTACCCTCCAGTTGTTTAATATGTTTGTAGGTCTTTCCCACTTTCCACTTTCATCGTGTACTAGTAGTTTTAATTTTTCACCGTCGTACGAGTTGTCCCCGGTGTTCTTCCAGTCGATCGTTGTATCGAGACCGGTGATCTCCTGTAGTTTCTCGTTGGTGTCGAGTTTCTTACGGGTAAACTTTGACGCGGGTACCCTGTACGCGAGTTCTGTCTTCGGCCTGTCCATACCGTCCTGGATTGGTTTGAAGAAGAAGGGATAATTAACCGAGATGGGGACGACCTTATCAGTAAACATCTTTTTGGCGTCTGGCCCTGACTTTGATAAAATGCCAAATCTTGAATCTGTGGATATTGTTGCCTGATTAACCGTCTCGCCTGATGCCATGAAAGAAAAACCTGACCGTCGGTTCTTAAGATAACACATTCCGTAACACCGTTCATCTGCCTTACAAGCTTCCCAGAATAAATAGAATAATCTGTTTGATTCCCTAAAGTCTGGCTGCCCAACATCAATTTTGGAC